ACGATGCACAAGTCTAATGCTGTCCCTGTCATCGATCAGGAGCAAGCTACCGACATCTCGAGTATGAGACGGTAGTTTCTTATAACAAAATAGTCTAAGAAAATCTCTTTTAAAATCAATAGCTTGTAAGTGTCCAGAAACTCTAATCAAATCAATAACTTAGAGATGTACTTCTTCGGTCCCTGCTGTATAATGGTACCTGTAAATTAATGAAGGGCTTACCATGCGAGACGAAATTTTAGCTATCTATGAAGCGCACTCATTTAGAATCGAAGGCAAGTGGTTCTGTTCTTACGATTCAGTGTACGATGATCTCCGCGACCTTTTTCCTCAAAAAAACCACGAGCAAATCTGTGAACTGATGGAGCAATATCAATGAGCTATTGGAATTCTAACGGTACCTACCAAGCACAGTATGAAGAACTGATCAAACTTGTTCCACGCGAAGGGGAAGTCAAGAAAGGTACGTGCAAGCATGTCTTCTCACTCGAGCGGTTTCGTAAAGCTTGCAACAGCTACTACGATGTGTTCAACAACGGTGGTGGTAATCGCAATGCTTCTACTGCTCGCTTCTTTCCTGGTGTCCTCAGCGAGATTCGTTTTGCATGGGAAAGAAACTATGAAGTCAATTGGGACTATATTCATCGTGTGTGTGACGAAAAAATGGACGAGATCATTCGTGAAGCTTATGTCAAAAACATTGGAAAAATTGTATAATGCATGATGCTATTATTTGGATGGTAACTTACGAAGGCCAATGGGACGGTCGAAAAGGTGAATCGCCTTATACGTGGACTGCTCCCACTCTTCAGACTGCCGAAGATTTAAAATTAGAACTCGAAGAGGAATTTCCTAATCGAGTGTGGAAAATTACTGAAAAGGATGTGTCATGACCTCGACTGTTGAAATTTACGCTCAAGCTATTCGACGCATTGAGCACACTATCGAAGAGTTTCGTGAGAAGTTTGACGAAGATTTCGATGCAAACCCACACTTTGCCATCGATAGTATCGAAGGTACATTATATGAGTTGACAGAGATTTTGTCACATAGGAGCGAACATGCTGACGTATGATGTAATGCCAGATCTCGCTTGTATTCCAATTAGTGGTACAAGTTTACAAGGTTCTGTGATTATCACATATCACAGATTAGTCGAAATGTTGGGTGAACCAACGAGTTGTGAACCATCTGCTGACGAAAAAATCCGTTGTGAATGGGTTGTTGAGTTCTATGACGAAGCAATAGATGAATATTGTATTGCAACTATCTACGACTGGAAAGAAGAAAAACCAGTGCAGTGGGTAACAGATTGGCATATTGGTGGATTTAAACCCGATGCAGCTCGCTGCATACAACAAATGATAAGTGAATTTAATGCCAAGAGCGAGTAAAGCTGGCCGCAAAATGGTCGAACCAAAAAAGCCTAAGATGTTTGAGAACAGTGAACCTTACATTGTTCCTAAAACTACCTTGAAAAAAGGTGGTGTAAAATACAAAGAGGGCGATCGCATACATATAAAAGAGCAAGATGGTGATTATACTGGTACAATCGTAAGTATACTATCATCACAAATAGTGATGCGTCCTGATGGTTGCGATAATGCAGGTTGCGATAAATTCTTCTTCACGACTGGGATGAAAATTAGTAAATGTTAGAAAAACCTCTTTTTCCTACAATGTTTTTTGAAACTCAAATTCAAAAAGAATTGAGTTTCGCTGTTTTGCATGAAATAAAATCAAAACAACATATGATTGATAATGTAAGTGCTGCTACACAAATTCAGCCATTAACAGATTACTCTACTGATTTTTCTCATTCGATTTATATCGAAACTTTTTGGAATGATGTAGTTCCAGTACTGCAAAACGAATGGCAACAATTTAACACACAAATGACTAATATTCATTCATGGGTTTCTTGTTATACAGGTCCCTCTGGTCATCACCCATTACATAATCATGTTCAAGGATATACTGGTCGTATACACTATTCAGCAATTTTATATTTGTCTAAGACCGGTTATACTGATTTTTTTACTGTTGATCAAACAGCAAACGATAGTATGTACGCACATAAAAGCGAAGTTGGTAGTGTTATATTTTTTCCATCTATAATACCTCACCAATATAGATCAGAACATTATGATGGAACACCGCGATACACATTACCATTTAATTGTGAGTTAGTAAAATGCGAGAACTAGTATACTTCTGGTTTTTTTGGTTCGGATTAGTTTTCTTTTCTATCTTTGCGGTGAGTTCAGTAAAAGCAGACGAGTCTGATATAATGCGTGATCAGATGAAGATGTGCTACAATCGTATTACGAATGAATGGCCAACCAAAAGAATCTTTCTTATGAGAGAAAGAGAAGGAAAGGCGGAAAGAGAAATGGCCATCCGTTGTTATCAACCAGCTTGTGAACAGCCATTCACATTTGCAGTTTACGAGGTTCGATATATCAATGGCGCAAAGGTTCCTGTCACTTGTTCCTTTATGGATGGTGATGAACCGCGACTAAGTCGATATAACGATCAGAACGCCTTTACACCGCCTGAATAGTCTCGATTTCGCAGTGTTTTTGGTCACTCAGCTTGACTGTACTTCCTGCACGTAATGTCTTACTACGTACAGTAAATTCTCTGACTTCCTTTGATTTAATTTGACAGTTAGTCACTACAGCCCAATCATTGCCTTTCTTATCGGTAACGTAGATGGTACTATCAATGATTCGAATGACTGGCTCGAGTGATCTCGTGGGTAGGACGTCAGCATGTACAAATGCTGGTGAGAGTAGTAGAATAGCTACTATTAAGTTTTTCATGGGATTGCCCCTTGCGTCGTCGCGACGCGATTGTTACAGTTTTGTTACAGCTATTATTATATATACAAAATTTACATTAGGGTCCGTGTAAAAATTTAATAAATAATGTTGTGATACCGGGGACACGGGTCACACGACCTCTACGCAGATAATCTGGTAGAGTAAAACAACAACCTTGCTTTAATTAGGAGGCCGTTATGGTTAGCAAAGCATTTTCTTTTCCACGTTCACATTTCATTGGGTTCGACCACATTTGGAATGATATCGCTCGTCTTTCAGAGATGTCAGACAATAAGCTGTATCCTCCTCACAATGTAGTCAAACAAGATGATACACATTTCTCAGTTGAACTAGCCTTGGCTGGTTATTCCAAAGATGAACTCACTGTTGAGATCAAAGATGGAATCCTCGTGGTAACTGGTGGCAAAGCCGAAGGAGACGAAGAACGTGAGTATCTCCACCGTGGTATTTCTGCAAAGAAATTCACGCGTACTTTCCGACTGTCCGAACACGTTGTTGTAGACGGAGCAGACTTCAAAGATGGATTACTCGTTATCGATTTGAGAGTTGAAATCCCCGAAGAGAAGCGTCCTCGCATTGTCCAAATTGGTAAAAAAGGTAAAAAACAACTTTTAACTGAGGACTAAGATGAAAAAACTGGCAATCGTTGCCTTATGTTTATTTTCATCTTTCGCGACTGCAAATGATCTTGAAGAACTCGTTGTCAAGGCACAAAGAGTTCGTATCGTTATGATTAAATTAGCAGATGTCCACCGCCAGGATCCTAAAACTGGGGACTGGTATTATGTGGAACAGAAGGCGCAAGATAAGGAAAAAACTAAGGCCTAAAAACAAGGGCGCTTCGGCGCCCTTTTCTAGGAGATACAAATGGAAAATCTTATAGGTATAATTGGAATCGGAGCTGTGATGATGATTGCTCCTATCGCTATCGGTGTTACACTCATCTATTCGTATGAAACAACGAAGAGTATTGGTCTTATACAGACTCCATCCGAGACATCAGACGCTCAGCACGATTAGTCACTTGGCGATACCAAAGTGAATCACGACCTTCGACTGCTGCTTTTTTCCAATCATGGTCAAGAATAGCAGCATTGAAGTTTTTAAATTTTGAAAGGCGAGTACGACCCATATTGAACATCATATTAACCAAGATCTGCTGGACTTCGTCTGGTAGGTCGTTAAAGTTCCCTCTGCCGTATAGAGCGTCACATTCTCCAATGGCAAGGTCAAGGTCTGCTTCGAAACACTCCTTAACTCTTTGCTCCGTAACTGGAGTTCCGGTTGGTTCACCGGATTCCGGGTCACTCTCGAGGACAAGGTGACCAACTCCAAACGTGGGGTAACCGAGGTGATCGTTATAGATGACATACTCGACTCCTTCGTCGATCTTAAGTTGTTCGTAGACAGCTTCACGATTCATTTACTTTCCTTATATCTTATGGTACAATGTTTACATGATGACAGAATTTTATACTCAAGTACACACATACGGCAATTACATGCACGTACGAGGCTTTAATGCAGATGGTTCTCGTATGCAAAAAAGATTCCGCTATGATCCCTATTTATTCGTTCCGTCGAATGTAGAAACAGGATATACCGATATTTATGGTAATCCAGTTCAAAAGAAATATAAAGATGAAAAAACTGGGCAAATATGGCAAATATGGGATGCTAGACAATACATCAAAAAATTCCAAGAAGTCGAAGGATTCAATGTTTATGGTCTTGATCGTTTCGATTACGTTCACATTTATGAGAAGTATCGCGATCAAGTTGTAGACACTAGTAAGATCAACATCGTCAACATCGACATCGAGGTGGCATCAGACGATGGATTCCCTGAACCCGCAGACGCTGACAAAGAAATCACAGCGATTGCTCTACGTCGACGTAATATGACAGTTGTACTCGGTTGCGGTGACTTCGAGACAGATGACGAGAATGTATACTACATCAAATGTAAGCACGAGTATGACTTACTACATAAGTTCATCGACGAATGGCGAAACATGGATGCCGATGTCATTACGGGTTGGAATACAGAGTTTTTTGATATTCCATATCTGTACAACAGAATCTCAAAGATACACGACGAAGAAATGGCCAATCGACTTTCGCCATGGAATCGTGTCGACAGAAAAAATGTGTTTAGGCAAGGAAGTGACAAGCAATCTCCAACATGTAGAATTATCGGTATCGAACAACTTGATTATCTTGCCATCTACAAGAAGTTTAGATTACAACCACGTGAATCATACAAGCTTGACTTCATTGCTGAGACAGAACTCGGCACGAAGAAAATTGACTATAGCGAGTATGGTAATTTGCACGAGTTGTACAAGAACAACTTCCAAAAGTTTATCGAATACAACATTCGTGACACAGATCTTATCTTCGAGTTGGAAGAGAAACTCGGTTTTATCGAGCAAGTGTTTGCGATTGCTTATGATGCTAAAGTCAACTATACTGACACGCTCGGTACAGTTGGTATCTGGGACGTCATCATTCACAACTATTTGATGGATCAAAACAAAGTCATCTCAATGAAACGACCACCTAAATCAGATCGTCAGATCGAAGGTGGCTACGTCAAAGAACCTATCGTTGGTATGCACAAATGGGTAATGTCATTCGACCTTAACTCTTTGTATCCACACCTCATTCAGCAATACAATATCTCACCTGATACTGTAATCAATAAGACAGATGATCTCTTCGAAATTACTGCAAAGGCAAATGTTGATACTGTACTCAACGAAGAACTTGACTTATCAGATCTCAAAGATTTTGATGTTACAATGACACCGAATGGTAAAATCTATCGCAGAGATTATCAAGGCTTTCTACCAAAATTGATGGCCAAGATGTACGATGATCGTGTGTTATACAAGAAGAAAATGTTCGAAGCGAAGTTGGCTAATCAGAAGAATCCATCACGTGAACTCGAGATTGACATTAGTCGATACCACAACCTACAACACGCCAAAAAGATTCAGCTGAACGCAGCTTATGGTGCACTCGCAAACAAATACTTTCGATGGTTCGACAACGAGAATGCCGAAGCTATCACCATGGCTGGTCAGTTGTCTATTCGATGGATCGAAAAGAAGCTCAACGCATGGTTGAATAAGATACTCGAGACTAAAGGACGAGACTATGTGGTTGCAATCGACACCGATTCAGTGTATGTCTCATTCGACAAGATGGTCGAGCTGACTCAACCGAAAGATCCAGTCGAGTTCCTCGATAAAGTTGCAAAGACACAAGTCGAAGCATTCATCGATCGATCATATCAAGAACTTGCTGAATATACGAATGCATATGCACAGAAGATGATCATGAAACGTGAGAACATCGCTGATAAGGCAATATGGACTGCCAAAAAGCGGTACATCATGAATGTGTATGACTCCGAAGGTGTACGCTACGACGAGCCCGATCTCAAGATGATGGGCATCGAAGCCATTCGATCGTCAACTCCTGCAGTGTGTCGTGAGTACATTAAGAAAACACTCGAACTGATTATGGCAACTGACGAGACTACTGTACAGAAATACATCGCAGACATTCGTCAAGAATTTCGTACACTCAAGTTCGAACAAGTTGCATTCCCTCGATCATGTAACTTCATCAAGTGGGAAACTAACCACAAAACTGGTCAGCGATATCCTGGTACATATGCCGATAAGGACACTATTTACAAAAAGGCTACACCGATTCAGGTAAAAGGTGGTTTACTGTACAACCACTATTTGCATAAATATAACCTGACTAAAAAATATGAAGAGGTAAAAAGTGGCGAGAAGATCAAGTTTAGTTATTTGGTCAAGCCGAATCCATTCAGAGACACTGTGATCTCATGTCCTGATGTATTACCACACGAGTTTGGTCTCGAGCAATACATCGACTACGATACACAATTTGTCAAAGGCTATCTCGACCCAATCGAAATCATCTTGCATGCAATCGGTTGGAAGTCGGAAAAGATAGCTACACTCGAGGATTTTTTCTCATGACAGATGAGAAGCAAGCAATAAATTTGGAAGAATTTGATTTCGGTTTTAGTTTGGTCGATGCTGATCAACTTGAAGCCGTGCAGCAAG